AGAAACAGCAGCCGCTCCAGGTTACACTTTGGAGGACGGAACTAAAATCATGGTTTCAGCTTTAGAGGTCGGCGGAATCGTTACACTCGAAGACGGCTCACCCGCACCGGCAGGATCACACACTTTAGCAGACGGTACTGAAATCGTACTTGCTGAAGGTGGCGTAATAGCTGAAATCAAACCGAAAGAAGTTGAAGCTCCTGAAGTTAGTGTTGAGATTGAAAGCGGGAAGGACATGGAAAAGAAAGACGAAGAAGAGAAAGCAAAAATGTCTGCTAAGTTTTCTGAAATTGAAAACAGAATAGCAGCAAGTGAGCAAAGTTTTTCTGCTTTACAATCTGACTACGAAGGTTTAAAAGCTGCATTCAGTAAGCAAAGCGAAGCAATGCAGGGATTGATTCAGCTTGTAGATACTTTGGTTAACGTACCTTCTCAAGCACCGGCTGAAGTTCCTAACAACTTTAAAAAGGTTAGCATTGAAAGCAAAGCTGACAAAATAAAATCTTACTCACAATTCGTTTCACAATTTAAAAACAAATAAAGATGGCGTTTTTGGTTACAGGCCTTACGGCTTACACAGAACAAAATGAGCAACAGCTCGTTAGTGCTTCGCTGTTTGAGGCACGTACTCAACAGCTCATCCTTTCAGAAGGTAATGTATTGACAGGTGTAAAATCCTCTCAGACAGTTAACCGTATGGACACGGATGTATTTTTTCAGGATGATAGCTCCTGCGGTTTCCAGTCAAGTGGTACAACTGAATTTACTCAGCGTACTTTGACTGTAGGTAAAATCAAAGTTCAGGAAACTTTATGTCCGAAAGACCTCGAAACTGTTTACCTCCAAAAGGCATTACCTGCAGGTGGCAATTACGATACAATAGCATTTGCCGCTGAATACACAGGTCGCAAAGCAGGTAAGATCGCTGAGGCTTTGGAAACAGCTATTTGGACTGCAACTGGTTCAGGATATGGTGGCACAAACGGACTTTTAAATAAGTTCAAAGGTATTCGCCAACACATCGCTGACGCTGGTACATCTGTAAACGCAAATGTTACAGGATTCTACGGAACAGGCGCTCCGATCACAGGTATTGATACAATGGAAAAAGCACAAAAGGCTGTTCTTGCAGTTATCAATGCTCTTCCTGCTTCTGTGAAAGGAAAGTCCGATGTTCGCATTTTCTGCGGTTGGGATGTTTACACTCTTCTTATTCAGAAGTATGTTGATCTGAATTTGTTTCACTACAATCCGGGTTCTACAAATAACGCTGCTGATTCTGAGTTCTTGGTTCCTGGTACTTCTTATAAAGTAGTTCCTGTTCATGGTTTGAATGGTACTAACGACATATATGCAATGAGAATGTCGAACGTATTTTTAGGAACCGATATCGAAGGTGAAGAGTCTCGTTTTGAAATGTGGTACAGTCAGGATGATCGCAATGTGAAGTATAGCACTTCTCTGAAAATTGGTGTGCAGCTCGCTTTTCCTGATGAAGTTGTACGTTTCGAAGCGTAATTAATTAATCACAGGGAGGGGTAAAACTCTCCCTTCTTAAAAAAATATATCATGCCTTGTAGTTTGACCTCCGGATACGCCCTCGACTGTAAAGATTCTGCGGGCGGGATAACCGAAGTTTATTTTATAGAAAAAGGGAATGTTTCATCTATTGCTGCAAATGCTTCAGGCGTAGTTACAGGAATCACAAAAGCAAGCGGAAAGCGTTTCTGGAAATATGAACTGCCAAAAGAAACAGGTAACTTCACACATAACCCTCAAGTTTCAACTGAGAACGGAACATTGTTCTTTGAGCAAAACTTGACTATTGTAGTGAATAAACTTTCTGCGGCTGTAAATACAGAGCTTAAATTGTTAGCTCAAAACATTCTTATTGCTGTGGTAAAAGATAACAACAATAAATTCTGGATGCTCGGAAAGGAAAGAGGTTTAGACATGGGTGCATCTGAAAGCGGAAGCGGAACAGCCTTTGGAGATCGTTCGGGTTATACTTTGAACTTCATGGGTAAAGAGCCTGATCTTCTTTATGAAGTAAATAGCTCTGTTGCTGCAGCTCTTGAAACAGCTGGTTAAGAATTGATGTTAAGAAAAGCGAAGCGCCTGCCTGCATTTAGGCGGGCGTTTTTTGTTAATAGGTATTTATAAAAGGAATGATAAAACTCACAAAAGGAAATACTGAAACTTTGATTTTGACGCTTAAAGAAAAGCAGACTATCTTAGATGCAAATTTTCTTTTTGTGTTTCAAAGCCGCACAACAAACGATAAAGTAAAGTTTGTAATTGTCAATAGTGCTGATCAAAGTTTATACCAAGATAGATACAATCAGTTTTCCTTAGTGGTGAATACCTATTTTGCAAATGTGGAGGAGGGTTGGTACACTTACAAAGTATATGAACAGGCGAGTCCTTCAAATACGAATGAAGCGAATGCAGGTGCGGTTGTGGAGACTGGTTTAATGTTTTTATCAGACGGTCAGGATGTGACCACTACTAAATATAATAACCCAACAAGTTACAAAGTATATGATGCAGAATAGAGTATCTTTTATAAAGTTTGCCGATGTGAAAGTTCCTGTAATGAAGGAACTGCCAAACAAAGGATGGGTGCTATTCGGTGAAGATAATAAGTTCCCGAATATGCTTTTGAATATGTTTAACAAAAGCAGCAAGCACAATGGTATTGTTTTGGGAAAGGTAAATTACATTGTTGGTAAAGGTTTTGACAATGTCACTCAAGCGAATGCTTATGAAAATTCAAATGAGATACTTAAAAAACTTAGTTTAGATATTGAGGTTTTTGGCGGGTGTTATGTTGAGGTGCAATACAATGAATTAGGCAAGATCGGTGCTTATTATCACGTACCTTATCACAAAGTAAGAAGCAATAAAGATAATACGCAATTTTTCGTAAAAGATTGGGAAAGCTACAAAAAGAATGATGAACCAAAAGTATTTTTAGCTTACAATCCAAATCAAGATGTCAAGCAGCTTCGCAATCAAACCCAAATACTTTACTATAAAGAATATAGACCAGGTGTTGAGACTTACAGTTATCCGGGATATATGGGTGCTTTGAATGCGATACAAACGGATATTGAAATAAGTAAATATCATTTGTCAACTATTACAAACGGGATGTTTGCTTCAAAGATGATAAGCTTTTTTGAAGGCATACCAAGTGAGGAAGAGAAAAGAGAAATTGAGAAAGGATTTAAAAGCAAGTTTACAGGTAGTGAGAATGCCGGCAATATCGTTTTGAATTTCGGTAAAGACCCTGCAAAGCGTCCGCAATTGGATGATCTTAGCAGCACAGAATTAGATAAGCATTTTGACATACTTGCAAAGAGTATTCAACAGGAACTATTTTCCGGTCACCAGGTCGTTAGTCCGATGTTATTCGGTGTTCGCGTAGAAGGAAGTTTAGGCGGGCGTAGTGAGATCAGGGAAGCTTATGAGATATTTAAGGCTACGTATGCAAATGACAAACAGCAAGCGTTAGAATTGCTTTTTAAAGAGATTACAGGTATTGAAGCAAAGATTATTCCTGTTGAGCCTATAGGTTTTGAATTTAGCGAACAAACTTTATTACAGATTGCGCCGAAAAAATGGCTACTTGAAAAGATCGGTATTGATCCTAATCAATATCCTGAAAGCCTGCCAACGGAGACTATTCCTTCACAGGCTTCTGCTGAAGTGAAAGCAGTTAATGAGAATCTGAAGAACTTAACAGGTAGACAATGGCAAAGCCTAACACGTATTATTCGCAAATTTGAGAAAGGCGAGATCAGTCAGGAACAAGCTAAATTACTTTTGAAAAGTAGCTTAGGGTTGAATGATGACGAAGTCAACACGATGCTTTCTATTGATAACGCAATGGAGTTTAGCGCACAGGAAAAGGATGAGCTTTTGCTTTCTGAATTTGCAAAGTGCGGCGTAAACAAATCTGATTACCTTATTGTAAAGACATTGCCGGCTAAATTCACATCACAGGAATTTAATGAAGTGAATCAGCTTGAGGCAAATGTTTTGGATTTGCTTAGAAAAGATAAAAGAATAACTCCTGAGATTATTGCCAAAACATTAGATATTGAGGTCGACAGCGCAAAGAAAATAATCAAAAGGCTAACAGAGGAAGGAAGGATAAAGATTAAAGTTGTGAAGGTAGGTATTGACGAAGTGATAGAGCGCACACTTACTGAGCCATTAGCAAAGCAGACGGATATTAGACCTGAAACATTGAATTTCAAGATATTTTATGAATATACTTGGAAGCCTGGATTTACAGATGCTGATAACGATACAAGGCGCAATTTCTGCGCTCGTTTGCAAGACTTAGGCAAATTATGGTCACGTACTGAAATTGAAACTATGAGCCGCAGAATGGGTTACAGCGTTTGGGATCGGAAAGGTGGATGGTATACAGAGCCTGACGGGTTTCGTTCAAAAGAATGTAGACATCAATGGGTACGTCAAATTGTAATGAAAAAAAAGTAACAAATGAGAGATATTCTTTTTATCAGTCCTGAAAATATTTATGAGCGTTCACCTGTTCATAAAAACATAGATAGCAAAATGATCGTTTCCGAAATAAAGACTGTTCAGGAAATGCAGTTGCTTCCTGTTTTAGGAACAGCTCTTTATGAAAGGTTGCAGGACGGAATAGATGATAATGATCTAACGGCGGACGAAGAGACATTGCTTAAAGATTATATTCGAGATGCAATGATTCATTATACTATTTCAGAGCTTGCAGATGGTTTGTCTTATCAGATATGGAATAAGGGACTTACAAGGAAGACAACAGAAAACAGTGAAGCGGTAAGCTCTTCAGAGATTGATGATTACAAAGCAAAATATAAAAATCGGGCAGAATGGTATCTAGAAAGGTTAATCAATTATCTAATTGAAGAAGCAGGAACCGGATCGAAGTTTCAAGAGTATATCAATCCCGGTAGCCGGGTAGATACTTTTGTGCCTAAGAGGTCTGCTTATGAAATAGGTATTTATTTAGGTAAAACAGCGATGCCAAAAGAGGACGTTCCTAAGTGGTATCGTTACGAATTCTTATCCTGTTGCCAATGAGTTATACAAAGAAAACCGAAAAGCTGTTAAAAGCATATTTAAAAAAACATGAGTCCAACACTCAATCAAATAATAAAAAAGCTAATAACGATCGCAGCCGCTCACAAACAAGTGAGAACGGCAAAGCACGTAAAAGCTGAAGACTTTGTCGTTTTCGATTACAAAGATGTCGACTATCCTGCTGTATGGTACACTTTAAATACAAGTGCAATAAGCGGCAAGGAAAAAACTTATAGCATTGTTGTAACTATTGCAGATATTCATCATGTAGAAAACATGGATGAACTTGAGATGCAAAGCGATTGTGAGTTAATCGGTCATGATCTTTTGGCGCAAATAGGCTGGGATAAGCACGAATGGACAATGCAGCGGTCTGCAAACTTTGAATATTTCAGACAAGGGCAAGAAGATGTTTTGGCCGGTGTTACTTTTCAGATAGATTTAAAAGTGCCTATAATTTACGATGCTTGCCAGGCACCTTCGAATTATGAGTTACCGAATGGTAATTTCGTATATATTAATACAAACAGATTTATGACAGTTGCGGATTTCATAGTTGGTAGCGGTCAACCAATGGAACAGGATGATACTGAGTATCAAAATAATCAGTTGACTATTGCTCCTTTTGTGTTTATCGATGGTATATTGCAGACCTATGTAGTGCGGTCTGATCGCAGGTATATTTCACACAATGCAACAACAAAAACAATAACAATAAACGGAGGCGTAAATGAAGGCGAAAATATTAGGATTCTTTTGTAGTTTAATTCTTTTATCTGCATCGGTAAAAGGGCAAACGATAGACGGTGTTTTATATACCAATTTCAATAACTATTACAAATGGCGTGGCGGTGCTTTTGACTCTACTTTACTCATTCCTAATATTCCTGCTTCGATTGGCCGCAGGCCGGGAGCGGTTTATTACAAGTCGGCAGATAGTTCGATTTATTCGTGGACTGGTTCGCAATGGAGGAAAGTGGGTGAGTCGGCTGCAAGCGATACGGCAACAGTTGTCAAAGCGTATGTAACCAATGCCGAGGCGGTTACGATTACAAAAGGTCAAGTGGTTTATATCTTTGGTGCAAGCGGCGACAGGGCAAGTGTTAAGCTTGCAAAGAATACAAGCGACACATTCAGCTCAAAGACTTTGGGAATAGTTAGGGCGGATATTGCAGCGGGTGCGGCTGGATGGATTACTACACAGGGGCAGGTTAGCG